ACATGGCTGAATGCCCAGTTTGTGGGAGCGAATGCAATTTGTTTTACCAAAACGAAGATGGAAACGAAATCGTAGGATGCGAAAACTGTGTCCACGAAATTGATGCGTGGGAGTACACGCAGGAACAGAAATTGTCAGCAATGATGGATCGAGCCTATGACGAGGAACTTGAACGGAAATTAGGCTTGAGATAGGTTGAAACACCTGGAGAAATCCAAAAGAAACCGCTCATGCGACATATGTGTATCACAAACTTATATGCCATCAACGCTTGCCCGGAGCGACATCCGGGCAGATAGGGGGTGCTGTGATTAAGGAACGAAAGCCGAAAGTCACGATAAGGGGAACGTACTACGGTAGCCGTACATTACCTAGCCTAAACGATTATTTGGCTGAAATAGGGCGAAATCCAAAGGCAGGCGGTAGATTCAAGGCTGATTACACAAAACCCTGCATTTCGGCTATCAGACGTTGTTTAAGAGGGTGGAAAGTAACAAAACCACCAGTTATATTGCACTACAAGTTTTTTGAGCATAAGAAGGGCAAGCGCAGGGATGTGATGAATATATTTACACTCGCGGATAAGTTCTTTGAAGATGCTCTACAGCAGGCAGGAGTTATCGAAAACGATAATCCTGACTGGATTGAAAACACAACACATGAGTTCGCCTGGATTGAGGACGAACCATACATCGAAATCGAAATTGAAGAAAGGGGTTAACGATGTACGGATACTACAAAAGAGAAATAAGCAAAGAAGAATACGATGCAATTTTGGCAGGCGCGAAAGACGTTGATGATTTTTTCTCGGAAGCAGAGATAATCGGATATGGTGCGGTCGCATTCCAACCAAAAGAGAAAGATGGGAAATACTACATTCCATATAACATGAGTGACAGTTGCGATTAAGAAGGGAGAAAAATATGAGAACGAAATCACAATGCGAAATGATCCTTAAATACTTACAGACACACAAGACGGGCATCACACCGTTGCAGGCTTTACAGAAGTTCGGGTGCTTGAGACTGTCCGGCAGAATCTATGACTTGCGAGATCAGGGATACGACATCCTTACGAACATGGTCGAAGTTAAGACCGCAGACGGAGACGTTAGCAGGGTAGCACAGTACAGACTTGTGAGGTAGATATGGCAGAACGTAGGATGTTTACAAAGAAAGTGACCGATGATGATAACTTCATGAGCCTATCTTCTTCGGCACAAGCGTTATATCTTCATTTGTCAATGAGTGCAGATGACGATGGCTTTTGTAATCAGGTATCTTCTTCAATGTTTAAGGCTCATGCAAGTGTCCAGGACTTGCAGGCATTGCTTGAAAAGAGATACATTTATCAGTTCGAAAACGGAGTAATAGTCATCAAGCATTGGAGAATGGCAAACGCCCTGCGAAAGGACAGATACACACCAACCGCTTTTCAAGAAGAAATGGCTAAACTAGGTCTCAAAGACAACGGAGCATATACTTGGTTGCCAGATGGTTGCCAAGTGGTTGCCGATCGGTTGCCACAGAATAGTATAGGTAAGAATAGTATAGATAAGAATAATAATACATTCAAAAAACCGACCGTTGAAGAAGTCAGAGCCTATTGCCAAGAACGAAACAACAATGTTGATCCCGAAACCTTTGTTGACTTCTATGAATCGAAGAACTGGATGATTGGAAAAAACAAGATGAAGGATTGGAAAGCTGCTGTTAGAACATGGGAGCGGTCTGATAAAAAAAGGAGCAAGGATTTTTCTGCCCAAAAAGTAAACAAATTCAACAACTTTGAAGGTAGAAATTACAACTTTGATGAACTAGAGAAGGAAATGAAGTGAGACATTACGGAGATATAACCAAACTAAACGGTAGCAACCTTCCTTTTGTTGACGTAGTAACTGGTGGTAGTCCTTGCCAAGACCTTTCCGTAGCCGGAAACCGAGCAGGGTTAGCAGGCGAAAGATCAGGACTGTTCATGGAACAGATAAGAATCATTAAGGAGATGCGAAATGAGTGTATTCGACAACTATCAATGCGAGGGGCAGATGAGCATATTCGACCTCGGTATATGGTCTGGGAAAATGTCGTTGGCGCACTCTCAAGCAACGGTGGAGATGACTTCCGAGTCGTCCTTGAAGAAACAGCCAAAGTTAAAGACGAAAACGCCAATGTTCCTAGACCTAACGGGAAATGGGCAAACGCAGGAGTCATATTGGGTAACGGATTTAGCATTGCTTGGCGAGTCCATGATGCACAGTATTGGGGAGTTCCCCAAAGAAGAAGACGCATATGTTTACTCGCTGACTTCGATGGAGACACCGCGCAAAAGATACTTTTTGAACTGCGGAGAGAAACCATTGATACCGAAACCGAGCAAACTGTCATTGGTATTGGAGACGAATCCCGATCCAAAGTACAGATTGAGTGTGCAAGCCTGCATAGGAATCTTGAAACGAGCGGAAGCAAAAGGGAAGGAGCTGCCACAAACATTAAAGGAAACGCTGATGATACAAGCGAACTTTGCTATGGACTAGGATCATTCGGAAACTACAAAGAAGGATTCGGAACGCTTAAAGCAAACGGTGGAGACATAGGGGGGGGGCAGCGAAACGTTAGTGATACAGTAGGAGCATTATGCGCTGTTGATTATAAGGGAGCAGGAAACCAATATGTCAGAGACGGGAAGTGCATTATTCAGCGTATTTGAAAATCATTCGCAGGATACACGATACAGACCTTTCGGAAATATATGCCAAACAGTATCCGCAACTTGGGGAATGGGTGGCAACAATCAGCCTTTAGTCGTAGGGGGGGGCAGTAACTTGAAAGATGCAGTTGTAAGAAGATTAACACCTACAGAGGGAGAAAGATTGCAGGGATATCCTGACGGATGGACAGACATCGGAGAGTGGATAGATAGTGCCGGAAAGAAACATAAGTCTGCCGACTCTCCAAGATACAAGGCATTGGGAAATTCTATAGCATTGCCGTTTTGGTCTTGGTTAGCAGAAAGAATAGTTAAGCAGCTCAAGGAAGATGGAATTGAAAATCCCACAATGGGAAGTCTGTTTGACGGTATCGGTGGTTTTCCATTGGTATTCCAAAGAGCCGGAGCGAAACCAATTTGGGCAAGTGAGATAGAAGAGTTCCCGATCGCAGTAACAAAAAGGAGATTTCCAGATAATGAATAAACCAAAGTTCACGATTGATGAGCTGCAGATGCGCCAGGCATTACCTCTCAATCTGAAAATACGAATGACTGAAGATAGGATCAGGGAATGGGTAAACCACTACGGAATTGACGGAATTTATGTTTCATTTAGTGGTGGTAAAGACAGCACGGTGCTGTTGGACATTGTCAGAAAGAACTACCCAAACGCAAAGGCAATGTTTGTGGACGTTCCTACGCAGTACCCTGAACTCCGGCAGTTTGTAAAGACATTTGACAATGTTGATATTGTGAGACCGAAGATCGGATTCGTGGAAGTATGTGAGAAGTATGGGTTTCCATTCTTCAGCAAGGAAATATCGGAGTGCGTACAAGGAGCAAGAAAGTATCTGAAGTCATTAAGCGAAGATCAAGAAAACTCCCCATATGGGTATTGGTATGACAGAGTGTGCGGTCAGGGAAAATATGCCAAGGCAGATAAGAAAAGCCTAAAAAACCCGTCAGGGGGGGGTATGACAGAAAGTACAGAAGAACTAGAGGGATTGGCGAATTTGCTAAACGATCGAATGAAAAACCGAAAGGGTGGGAGCAACCAGAGGTTGGCTATCATGTTGGGAATGCTGACAGAGAGTGGCGAGATCAAGGCGAATATCCCTAGCAAAGACAGATCGAAGTATAGCCTAGAGTCCTATAAGTTCATGCTAGAAGCTCCGTTTGAGATCAGCAATAAGTGCTGTAGCATCATGAAAAAAGACCCTGCGCATAAGTACGCAAGGGAAACTGGAAGGATGCCGATAACAGCGCAGATGGCAAGCGAAAGCGCATTAAGGGCGCAAGTGTGGATGAGAACTGGATGCAACGCATTTGATGCAGAAAACCCTATCAGCAACCCGATGAGTTTTTGGACGGAGCAGGATGTCCTTCTATACATAAAGGAGAAGAAATTGCCAATATGCTCTGTATACGGGGAAGTAGTATCGGATGACGAAGAAATGGGTCAGATGCAGTTGTCTGACTATGAAGGAATGGAACTTTTTGATCTTGGCAGACAACCACTACATTGCACGGGATGCTCAAGAACGGGATGCGTGTTGTGTGGATTCGGAACGCATTTATCGAATGAGAGCGACAGATTTCCGGGATTAAAGAGAACACACCCAAAACTGTATTCGCTGATCGACATCGCATCGAATAATGGTTATACGATGCGCCAGGCAATAGACTGGATCGCACAGCATAGCGACAAGGTAATCAAATATTAAGGGGGATGTATGAAAAAATTGATAATTAACTTGCTGTTAGTGACCACGATCCTGACAGCAAGGAAAGGGGTCAACTATTTTAACGGCACAAAAGAGACATGGTATAACTTGCCGATGACGAGAGTTATGGATAACGCAGACAAGGTATTTGGTAGCCACCATAAGCGGTGGACGGACGAGCGTGGTGTTAAATACTACGGAACATACATCATCGTAGCAGCTCCGTATGACGTACATCCTTACGGCTCAAACGTAGAAACATCACTTGGTACGGGAATAGTGCTAGACACGGGAGCGTTTGCGGAAACCAACAAAGATCAGATCGACATAGCAACGGCATGGTAAGAAGTTTAACCCGGTTCCTGACACAACTGCTGACCGATCCATGGACATACTACTTTTTATTTTGGTTTGCGGTAATGGCAGTTGTGTACTGGACGGGAGATAGGTGGAAGAAATGACAGAAAAGAACGGAGATTTGAAGTATAAGACAGATAACGCTATTGACGAAGCGTACAGACGTGGCTATGAGGACAAGGCAAAAGAGATAAGAGATGGCGAGTACACGTTTTACGAAAAAGGTCTTAACGATGCGTGGGAATGTGCGAGGAAGATAGTGCTTTCTGAATACAATGGTGGTATGCCTAGAGAACAATTTGAAGAAATATTTGATACAAGAAAAGGCGCACCTGTTCTTAAAAACCTTACCGTTCAAGAAACCATGCAGAAAATCAAGGACTACGAAGAACGGCAGAGTGAAAAGAGTTGTGAAAACTGCAAAAATCAACAACCGTGTTACGCAAAACTATTTTGTCCTGCACAAGATTATAGAGAATGGCAACCAAAGCAGACCGATGATGAAATCAAGGTCGGGGATGAGGTTTATGACAAATATAATCCATATCCTAGAGTTGTTACCTTGATAAATGAGCAGGACATGGCTGATTTAATTGATGCAAGAGGAAACGCACATTCTGATTCGGTATTTTGCCTTAAAAAGACCGGCAGACATTTTCCGCAGATAGCCGAAGTGTTGGAGCAGATGCGAAAGGAGAGCAAATGACTAAAGAAAAATCTGTTTTTACCGCAGAAGAAAGGGCAGAAATAATGAATGCTATCAATGAATTGTTTAGGGAAAAGGATATGCCTGTTGATGCTGTTGGATACGATGACACTAACGGCGTAGTGATGGAAGTTCTTGTTATGCGAAAGGAGAGCGAATGATGGTTTTCCATTATAAAACTACGGTGGGTTACTATTTGGTTGGTAAAAATCACAGATTCCACGTTAAAGAAAAGCCAAGTTGGTTTCACAGAATGATGGTTAAGTTAATTCTCGGATGGGAATATGTAGATGAAAAGGAGAGCGAATGACAACACTTAAAAGAATAGCACTTGAATTACTACAAAAGTATGAAGAAACAGAAATGTCAGTTATATGGGAGTGTAGCGGTGCTATAGAGGAAAGCGAGAAATATTTAGACGCAGAGGTTGCAAAATATCGTGAATTGATAGACAAATACGCAGAGCAAGAGCCTTGCGAAGATTCCGTAAGCATAGACGTTATTATCGAATGGTTAAAGTCAAAAGACATAATAAAGATGAGTAATCAAGAGAAAAATGCAAGGAAAGAATTACAAGCATTGTTTAGCGTTCAGACAGAGCCAAAAACGGGGCATTGGATAGATCACGAAAACGGTCATTGGAACTACGCTAAATGCTCCGAGTGCAAGACCATCCACGATACACGGAGTAACTACTGCCCGTTCTGCGGTGCTAGGATGGACGGATATTTCGCAGGAATAACAAAATTAATGGGGGAGTGATATGGTTTCAATTCTGATGCCCTGCTATAACGCAGGAAACTATCTGTATAGGTCAATCAAATCAATTCAGGACAGCACCGTGCAGGACTTTGAGATCGTGTGCATGGATGACGGGTCAACAGATGAAACCCTGGATATTCTACATGAACTTATGCAGAACGATGAGCGTATCCGAGTATTCACACGGGAAGAAAAAGGCTATGCGGTCACAATGAACGAGCTGCTGACAGAAGCAAATGGCGAGTACGTTCTGAACGTTGATCCTGATGACTGGATAGAACCCGATATGCTTGAAAAGATGCTAGAGTACATGAACGATGACGTTGACTTTGTTAAGTGTGGGTTTGTGTTTGAACTGAAAAACGGTCAGCAGAAATATCAATACACCACGATCCCTGCAGAGTTTTGTCCGAGAAAACTGCCGATGAAGGAAAAGACGTTTTTCTTTTCATCCCAAGTGGCTATATGGACGTGCTTAATAAGACGGTCGTTTATCGAAAAGCATAAAGTCCGGCTGAACGAGACTCCGGGCGCAGCTTATCAGGACACGGCATTTGTTTTCATGATAAACGCATTAGCGGAAAAGGTTGTAACGATTCCTGATATTCTGTATCACTACAACAAGACCAACGAGAATGCAAGCACAGCATCAACACGGTATCCGTTTGCTCCTGCTGTTGAGTACAGAAGGATAGCCAAGTGGTGCGATGATAACCCGAAGTACGGAAAAGAAGTCAGGGAAGTATTGTGTGCTAGTAGATTCGGCTCTTATCTGTGGAATATGTCACGGATTAAGAGAGAAGATAGGCTAGAGTTTGCCAAGATGGTGCAGGAAGATTTGCAGGAAGACTGGAAATATGTGAACATTGAGAACTTCACACCGTACTACTACGAAGCATACTTGACCGCAAAGAATGATCCTGAAAGGTTTGTGAAGATGTTTGAGGGGGTAGGGAAATGAGAATACTTTTAGGAATGCCGACAGTTGGCAAAATTCCGACAAAAACAGTTATTTCCCTGCTCCAGACGGTCGAGAAGGGAACGGTTGACCCGATACTCATTGAAGGGTCGCTAGTCTATACCGCAAGGGATGAGATAGCCACGTTTGCTGTTAACAACGGATATGATTATGTTTTGTATGCAGATTCCGACATGATATTCTGTGCGGATGACTTGAAGAAACTGTTAGCGCATCAGGTAGGTATCTGTTCGGGATTATACGTTACAAGGTCTGGAGAGAGAAAAAACGTAGCGTACAGTAAAGTTATCACTCGGAGATTCTTCCCGTACCGACCACCGAAACTGATCGTGGATGAAACGGCAGCAGGATTTGGCTCTGTGGCTGCGTGTGGCTTTGGATTTGTGCTTATAAAGACTTCCGTGCTAAAAACTATGCTGAAATATTATAAGAGCCTATTTGAGCCTTTTAAGGGCGTAGGAGAAGATATAGCATTTTGCTTGAGAGCCAGGAGAATAGGCTACATGACTTTTATAGACCGTGATGTGAAACTAGGACATATCGGAGAGAAGGTGTGCGAATGAGAAAAGGACAATCCATGTTTAGTCCGTTTAGGGAACAAATAGAGAAGTGGTGTGATGAAGGACTAACAATCCGTCAGATGATAGAACAACTACCGCCCGGTTATGAGTATCAATCGTTACGGTCGTATATTGTGTCAAACAGAATCCGTGACGGTGCATACGGCAGGGAAATAAACGCGAGAAACGTCTGCGATCTGTGTGAATACTGTCACAAGGTTAAAAACGTGATGGGAACATACAACGTGGCTGATAATCGGATTTGCACTAAATCCTGGAGACTAATTCAATACAGCGTACGGCATTGCCCGACATGGTGCGAGAAGGTGGTAGAAAATGGAGAATAATATAACTGATAATTTTATTTTAGAAGGGAGACTGATATATGATTACTGCGAGAAGATACGAAGAGACAATAAGGGAGATTCTGACGGAGATTCCGAAGGAACAGCAGGAGAGTGCAATCAAGAAGCTGATGATGGACACGCTTGACAGTTTAGGATATGAGTACGGGAACAGAATTTTGAGAGAGGAGAAGGAAGATGGCAGATAGACACGATTATACAAGGGAATTATGCGAGAGATACGATGAAACAGTAAAGAAACTGCGTGAAATAGCACAGAAACAAAATGTTGACTTGTCCAGGATCAGGATTAGCAACAAAGAAGCTGAAAGATACCGTAAAACCTATATGTTTTACAATTGAAACGGCTGTTTCACAAGTGAGACTTCTTTGTAACAGACGGCTGTGGTACGCTTTAATCGAAAGGAGAAAATGCCTATGGAAAACACTTTCGATATTACAAACGTAATTGTTCAGGGAATACTTGATGACATTCAACTTGAGATTAAAGCAATAGCCGAGGTTTATGATAGCCATGATCTGTTCGGGATCGCGTACGGAAAGTTCGCAGATAAGATTATTGACATCATAGACAAGAAGTACAAAGCATAAAAAAAGCACCCCGGATTACTCCGGGGTGTCTTCATGCTGTACTTTGTATAATTCGATGTATTCCGGCACGTTCGCTTCGACTATCTCTAAAAACTCATCAAACGACTGCTGCTCGACTGGCATACCGAACATTAAGTCCTTTATACCGTATTCTCTGTTGTAAAGCCATGCTTCGTAAGTGTCATCAACCTTGAAAATGTCAACAATGTAATGGCGGTCAAAACAATATGTGTTATTCCAACATAAGTTTACTGCTTCTTTCATATTTCTGCTCCTTCCTAATATGCTTCCTGACTCTCTGCAAGTAAATCCTGCATGAACTCATCGTATGCGTCTAAAATTCTGTCCATCGTGGTCTCGATGATCCTGGATGCCAGGTCATCCGGCTGCTTTGCCCAAAAATCAACTTCTGCTTGGTTGTGGTAGATCTGTGCGTTTTCTCTCATAGTTTTTTCTCCCTTCATGCGATAGTGTCAATAAAATCCTTTGCCTGCTGTACTGTGTCAAATGCGAGTTCATCCCCGTCAATAAACACCGTGATCAAACCTGAAAATGTTGTTGTGTCGATCTCATATCCTTTGTATGTTTCGTTCATAGCGTTTTCTCCTTTTAAGCGTTTTTTCTTATAAGCTGCCCCTCGTTCATTTCGAATTCTATAACCTCGTCAAGATTCTTGTACGATCCCCAGCTGCAGCCTAACGTGTCGTTGTCTATATCGTTAACAAACTGAATGCACATTCCTTTTGAGAAGTATGGCGCGTTGTATTTCTGCAGCGGTGTGCCTTTTTTCAGCCAATAGTCAACCCAATCCTGACTTGAAACTTGCCATATCCATAAATCATCGTCTCCCTTTGTCTTGATCACAAAATCGATTGCTCCAGGACTTCTAAATACTTTGATTACGTTGTTTACTTCGTTCATACTGTTTTCTCCCTTCGTCTTTGTTATGCGAACGTAAAGCGCATTGTGGTTGTGGTTGTCGTGTACCTTGTCGCGATTTCCGGCAATTCTGTTTTGAGTGCCTTGGTGTCGATCCTTGTACTCGCGACCTCTTTATATGTTGCTTTGTGTTCGTCTCCCGTGAGTGTGTCCATGCCGTTATCGGTCATGTATTTTTTGATCTGATCCCGTAAACCGTCAATGATTGCGGTTGTTTCGTCTTGCATTCTCTGATACTGTGCTAACTGTGCCATAACTTCGTTGATATTCATTTTTTCAATCTCCTTTACTTTATGCTTTTGATTTGTGGTAGAGTTCCATTGCTTTGTCGTTGTCGATCGTTTCGCCCGTGTTTACGTCTACCCCGTAATAGTCGGTCACGCCGTCAACAGTTCCGTATGTTGTCATGATTGTGTGCTTTGTCGCTTTGTCTTTGTAGGCTCTTACCGTGCCAAACTTCCTTAACTCCGCAAGCTGCCAATCTCTTTCCGCTTGCCACGTTTCGCTTTCAGGCTGTTTTGTTAGTTTGTCGGCGTAACTTGCCAGGGCGTACATTGCACCGTCCTTTTTGGTCTTCGTGAGTTTTTCTCCCTCTTTTAATCCTTCGAATAGTTGCATTTTTTCGCTCCCTTCTTTTTTTCTCCAGGCTTAAATATCGTTTTCGTCATAGTAAAAATCGTTATCGTCGAAAATGTAATCATATTTCATTTTTTTCATGTAGGACAATGCGCTTTTAGAATCAGGAAATTTCACGCTTTCCACGAAATCATCATCCTTGAAAAAGTGGTAGTATTCCGTTGTAAATTGTGCGTTGATCAATTCGACTTCCCCTACGTCGTAATTTTCGAAAATCCCGTCCGTTATTTGTCCGTCAAGTTCTCCGTAACATTGGCACTCACTATCACGGGTAATTCTTACTATCACATACTCATGTGTTCCCGTTTTGTCGTAGTTTTCAACCTCTAAAATCCTTGTGCCGTCCGAATCATCCGAAAAATCGTAATATTCTGATTCGTTGTAACTTTCTTTTTGATCCTGGTTTTTGAGTCCGTATACCTTCCATGAAATTTTAACCATGTTTGCTCCCTCTCCCCGTCACGCCGATAGGACAGCAGCTTTTTTATTAGTGTTCGAAAAATGCGATTGTTTCGCCTTTTTTCAGTTCCCAACATCCGACACCACGGCAAGCGCACTCTTGACAGTTACCGCCACATACCTTGTGGCTAGGATCGGGCGTGTTGCCTTTAAGGATAACCGTTGCGGTCGGGAAGTTGTGTACATTGTCAACTTTTTGACCATTAAAAGGCAACGAGAAGATAATCTGGAGATTTTTTGGTTTGCGATGGTTCGTGAAGTACTCGTTAACATCGTTGTAGTTCTTTGTAAAGGCGAGGAACTGTGTTCTCTTGCACTCTCTCGCGATCTTGCACATTCTGTCTAAATAGTCCATGTCGACTATGTCGCCTGAAACGTGCCATCTAAAATTTCTGTTAATCATTGCTACCGCTTTCACTTGCTCAAAATAGGCGTTGCGATCCTTTATTAGTATTTCGTGGTTGCGGTTGTATGCATCGCGAACTGATTTATAGATACGGCACAACTTAACCGCATAGCACTTTTTGGCGCAAGTTTCGCAATTGTGGCAAGTTACCACGGGGGGAAGAGATACCGAAGGGATGAAACCCATTTTTTTATTCCCGTTTGAAATAGAAACCTTTAATACGTTTTCAACTGTTCTTTTTGTCATTTTTTTATTCTCCTTTTTGCTTGATCAAAAATTCCGGATTTTTGCCTATTTGTAGTTTTTTTCGTAGTTTGCTTTCATCATGCTTGCTATGGCTCGTAGTTGCGTGTCGTTGGCTGTGAAAGTGTATGTATTTGACATATTGCTTGTTTTTTCTGTGGTGTATTCGATCTCTAAAGCGTTTAACACCGATGCAATGAATTCTTCCTCTTGTGCCGTGTAAAGTTCGATCGATTGTGTCATGTCGTTGCCCCCTCTCTAGAAAAGTTCGTGCGTGCCGTTGATATATGCGTTCATGTCTTCGAGTGCGTCTTCGTAGGTGTCAAAACCACCGCACCCCGCGCCATCGTCCATGATTGTTTGGTTGTCTTCGTCATTCATAAACGCCGTCATATTTTCGATCGTTACTTCGGCGTGCTGTCCGAAATACTCTTCCCATGTATAGTCCGAAATTGCTAGCCAATCGTAGAGCGTTCCCCATGTGTCGGAATCACATTTTGATACCACGAACACCTCGTTGTTGCGTTCAAATACTGTCATAACCTCGTTCATAATTTCGTTTGTCATAGTTTTTTTCTCCTTTTCGTTTTGATTGATCAATTTTTTCTCCATTTTTCAATGCCCCATTATCAACTCGAATTCGCGTTCGGTCATTTCAAGTTCGCCAAGATCGACTTCAGGCGCGGTCGCTTTGATTTCGACGTGACTTCTACCTATTGTGAAGTCTTCAACGATCGATTCGCCAAGGTAGGTTTTCATAAGTTCTTCGCATATTTCGAAGTAATCATTGTAGGTCATATAGTCGCATCCGTTGTCAATTGTGAGATCGATTGCTACGTCATTGTAGATGTAAAGTGTTTCGAAAAGTTGTTTGAGTGTCATTTTGTTTTTCTCCTTTCGTGTGGATCGGTTGTGTGGTTGTGTCAACTTCTGATGGTATCTTAACACACGGTTGTAAATAATGTCAACACATATTTTGAAATTTTTTTAAAAAGTTGATGCAAAAATTCCGGAAATGCCGATTTTATGCGGTTTCGCGACTTGAAAAAAGTTGTAAAAAATGTTAAACTTACCATATCAAAAAGCACAACGGAAGGGGCAACGAATGAAAACAGACGAACCGAAAAAGGAAAAGAGCCGTGCAAGCATGATTATTGACGGCGAAATAGAACCCGAGCCGAATGAGCGTTACTTATTAAACCTACGGAAGAGAACACCCTTTAACCAATTACCTAAAGAAAGAATGCACGAAATCGCCGTGATGGGTGGGAAAGCGGTACAAGAGTTGCACGGGGAAAGACGAAGTGCGAAAGAGTCATTAGAGAATATACTCTCCCTGAAAGCCACGGACGAAATAATTGCAAGTTGTGACATTGACACGGCTATAGCGGAAAGAGTAAAAAGAGACAATCCGAACGCCACATTATATGACATGGTGCAAGCGGTAGCGGTTGCGAAAGCACTTGACGGCTCAATCAATGCCATGACTTATGTTAGGGATACAAACGGGGATGCACCGCGAAAAGAGATCGCAATCACGGAAGACATCATGACAGATTCCGACCGTGACTTGTTGCGATCCATCAACGATCGGTTGCAAGGTGTCGAAGTGGTGCGAGTGGTCGAAGAGTGACACGCAGCTATTTCGAACGTTTGTTCTTGATCAAGGATCGCGAGAGGGTTGGAGAGAAAATTTATGTAACCCATACGCGCAACGGGCAAGGGGGCAAGCACGCACAACGCCCGTGTTTATGCGGATCGGCGCGGTTTCGGAACTGTTCGCCAAACTTATCTTTCACGAATAGATAGAATTGAAGGGCATATATAATGTAACACAACCTTCCCTACACCATCCCCCCTACCCCCTTCCTCTCCCCTCCCTGGCACCCCCGGTGCTTGGAGTTCGCCCGGCGAGCGCAGGGAACCCACATACCCGCTAACAAATTTTATATAAAAAATAACTCGCTTTAGCCAACTAAAGTAAAACCCCAAAAGTTGAAATTTTATTTATAAAAACACGGGATTTTAGAGAAAAAATGTAAACTTTCAGCAAAATCGCAATTAGAAAAATGAACTGGGAAACATATAAACAAATCTATACAGACGTATGGCAGCTACATAAAAAGCATTTTGGAAACCCGGATTATGACAGATTCGTGGAAGAATTCACGGCAATCGGAGCGAAGTATAATCATCCGTTTTGTGAAGCCTTATTACTGGCAGTAGCAGAGGACATAAGCAATGATACAAGGTCTGAAACTTAATTCATATAATGCCACATACGAAGAAGCGGTGTTTGATGTGATACCGAGGGGCAGGATATTTGAGATCAGGGAGTTCAATTCAGGACTATCATTTTTTATTGATAAGGGGGCATTTGATGACGAGAAAAGAAGCGAAACGAGAACTGCGAAATATCAAGGACATGGAGAAGGACATCAAGAGCGTGGAACTGGAGATCGAAAGACTGATGACAGTAGCCACGAAGATGACCACAAGTTTCAGTCCGATAAACATATCTGGTTCGCCGGAGAACAAATTAGAAAAGGCACTAATCCAGGTAGAAGAATACAGAAGGAGACTGTCGAACCTACTACTTGAGAGCGTACAGACCAAGGTTAGGTGTTTAGACCGGGTAAATCAGATTGAGCCGAAGTCCTTGCGGAAAGTTCTCCTGCTTTACTATTTTCAGGACAACACGTTAGAGAAGACAGCAGAATTGATAGACAAGTCATATCAGTGGACTCATGAACTTATGAACGATGCTTTGGATAAATATTGCGAAATTTCTGATTCACTTGATACTAATTGATAAAATTATGTGTTAGTCTTATACCGTCGAAAAAGGTTTGGTTGCATTTTTTCTTCGTTGCATATTGTATCAACTCCTAAAAGGGATCGCGAAAGCGGTCTCTTTTGAATTTTATGGATATTAGTCAGAAAAAACCGCATGAATTACGGGAATTAGAGTATACATATTGTCGAGAACACCTTGAATACTTCGTAGAGACGTACGGTCATATCGAGGACAAGGATGCAGAGACCCTGATTCAGCCGTTTAATCTGTGGGATGAACAGAGAAAAGCACTCCGAGGCTTTAGAGACCACAAACTGAACGTGATTTTGAAGGCTAGGCAGTTAGGAATAACGTGGCTAGTTCTTCATTATGCGCTTTGGAAACTCATAAATCCAGGGCGAACAGTCATCGGACTTTCACGAACAGAGGATGAAGCGCAGGAACTTGTAAGAAGAATGTCGGTCATCCTTGACAACATGAGGTCATTGTTCGCTCCGAAGAACGATCAGCCAATAAACTGGGTCAATGCGACTTGGGAGAATACATCCCTCATTTTAACCCTTCATTTTCCTGGGTTGCCTGACTCGGTTTTTAAGTGTTTTCCGAGTTCTCCGAACGCAGCTCGTTCATTTACAGCCGATTTGATAGTCTTTGACGAATGGGCATTCCAACAATTTGCCGAAGACATTTGGAAAGCAGGCTTTCCGACCATAAACAGACCAAGTGGCGGTCAAGTAGTAGGTCTATCGACCATTGAGCGCGGTTCGTTTTTTGAAAAGGTCTTTACCGATCCTGATAACGGGTTTAATAAGATTTTCATCCCCTGGTACGCAGACCCGAGACGAGATCAGGAATGGTATGAGAACACGAAACGCACGATGGGCGACATGATAACGCAAGAGTACCCTGCGACCGTAGAAGAAGCCTTAACAGTTCCGGGCGGTTCATTCTTCCCGGAAGTAAAAAGGGAAACCCACATCGTAAAAGATGAATTAGAGGGCAAATTGCGTAGGTATGTCGCACTTGATTACGGTTTAGATATGCTATCCGCACACTGGATTCAGGTAGATTCCAAGGGAAATGCACAAGTTTACCGAGAATATGACGCTCCTGACAAGACGATTGGCGCAGCGTGTGATATTTTACAGTCATTAAGTGACGGAGAGAAGATAGAATACTGGCTTGCACCGTCCGATTTGTGGTCAAGATCGCAGGAAACTGGTAAATCGAGGGCAGTTTTGTTCTCTGAAAACGGTATTAACCTGACAAAAACGAGCCGAGACTTTCCTGCCGGGTGTGCGTCCATGAAAGAATGGCTTAAAGTCATTGATGAACACCCGAAATTGACGATTTTAGACGGTTGTGCGCCTAATCTGTATAGATGTTTGCAGAAAATCCAAAAGGACAAGAAACGCCCTAATATCTACGCTAAAGACCCACATGATTTGACACACGATGTTGACTCATTGAGGTCTTTTTGTGTTTGGTGGGTACGAAGTCCAGAGATAGACATACAGACGATTGAAACGAAATGCCACAATTCCATCCTTGAGGACATCGAGAATGCGAGTGGCGAAGACAGAGAGTATCTGTTGAAGAAGTACGGAGAGCCAGTATGAGGTTGAAAACGCTCATGGAGAAAGCCAAGAAGACAATAGCACCGACACCCGAAGATAAAAAGAGAGATAAATGGCGTGGAAAACTTGAGACCGCAAGGATCGCATACTCAAGTACGCTTGCAGACATTGCAAAATATCAGGCTCTTTATGACGGAACTAGGGAAGTAAACGGTAATCCGAATACGGGTATCGCAGCTAGAGACGTTTCCATTAACGTAAGGAACATCATCTATGAACTGATCGAGACCGAAGTAGACTCTTCTATCCCGATGCCGAAGGTTACGGCACTTCATGAGGGAGACGAGGAATTAGCACGGTCTATTGAAAAGGCTCTTGTCAATAAAGCGAAAATGCTCAAGTTATCCATCTTAAATGACCAGATGGAGAGAATCGTACCCGTGCAGGGTGGAGATTTCTTCTTAACAGAATGGGATAACTCGTTGGGATTCCACTCAAATTACGGAGATGTGAACGTAAAAGAGATGCTTCCGAGACAAGTCATTCCTCAACCGGGTGTTTCACGGATCGAGGACATGGACTACATCTTCGTTCAGGTCGCACAGACCAAGGATGCCGTCAAAAAGAAATACCACGTTGACGTAGAAGATGCCCATGAAGAGTATAAAGAAATCCGTGGTGCTGTTGGAGAAAACGGTTTAGATACAGATTTAGTCACGGTAAACACCGTTTATTACAAGAACGATGACAAGATTGGTCGTTTTGTATGGTGCGATGACTATACTCTGGAAGACCTTGACGATTATCAGGCACGAATCACAAGGAAGTGCAAAGAGTGTGGATATGTGACAGAAGAAAAGGTTTGCCCGGTTTGCGGTTCAAAGAAGTTTGAAGAGACCGAAGACAAAGTACAGCAGATTACTATTCCGCTCATGAGAGAAGCAGGCTTTGACCAAAATGGAATGCCGATTCAGATTGCTGCTGAAGAAGTAATCGAGATTGACTACTACAAACCTAACTGTTTTCCGCTTATCGTCCGTAAGAACGTGTCAAAAGCAAACAGCCTGCTTGGTTATTCCGATGCCAAGATCATTGAAGATCAGCAGGATTTGATAAAGAAAGTAGGCAGTAAAGCTGCTGAAAAGACCCTGAAGGGTGGGTCAATCGTGACTCTCCCTAGAGGGGTCAAGTTAGAGACCACAGATAAAGAGTTGAAGATTGCTCGTCTTGACGATCCTCAACAGAAGTCCATGATTGACGTGCTGAATATGCAAGTGAACATTCAGCAAGACCTTACATGGCTCAATAAGGCTTATGAAGATGCCCGTAGTACATTGGGTATCACAGATGCTTTTCAGGGCAAATATGACCCTTCTGCGGTGTCAGGAACGGCAAAGCAGTATTCCATCAATCAGGCTGCAGGACGTTTGGAATCCAAGAGAGTGATGAAGAACGATGCCTACGCAAAACTGTACGAAATGATGTTCAAGTTCTGGCTTGCATATTCTGATGACCCGTTACCGATTACGGGGAATGGTGTGAACGGAGAGCAAGTCTTTGACGTTTTGGATAAGAAGGACTTTATCAAGCAGGATTCCGCAGGGGAATATTACTGGAATGACGAGTTCATGTTTGAGACCGATCCTACATCGACAATGATGGCGAACAGAGAAGCCATGTGGCAACAGATAGACATGAAACTTCAGAGCGGTGCATTTGGTCAGTTAGGCTCGTTAGAGACTATGAGACTGTATTGGTCGCTGATGGAGAAGAACCACTACCCGAATGCCGGAGACGTTTTAAGTCAGATAGACATGATGATGCAGGAACAGCAGATGCAACAGCAAATGATGGAAATGCAAGGGGGAATGCCGAATGAAATGCCCGTTATGCCAGGTGGAAATGCGGATTACCAAATCCCGTAACGTTGTCGTAAACGATGACACACCGAACGAAGAGACAAAACTATATGTAGAGCAAGACCTATCTTGCATGAATAAGACTTGTGCCAACTACGAAACCGTAGTGCAGACAGTCAGAAATGAATTACCGATTGGCTAAAAACATCCGCAAGGGTGTTTTTTTAGTTGATAAATCCGCAAGTCCGAGAGCGTAAACATGGCAAAAGAAAGGAAAACTGAATATGAAAAAACTTCTCAACTATGACCTTCAAATCTTTGCAGAGGATGAAGCAGTTGCAGGCGAAAACGAAGTCGAGGAGACCGCCACTCCCGAAGAAGAAACATCCGAGGACGAAAGTTCTGAAACAGTCGCAGAAGAGAGTGGAAACGATGAGCCACAAGAACAGAGTGCCGAGGACAACGCCCGATACGCAGCGATCAGGCGCAGAGCAGAAGAAGATGCTAGGCGCAGATATGAGTCCGAGCAGAGAAATCGGAATCAGAGAATCGCAGCTATGTGTCAGGGTATCACACATCCCGTTACGGGTAAGCCTATCACTACGGAAGATGAGTATTTAGATGCTCTTGAAATCCAACAGCGTCAGGCGAGAGAACGGGAACTGCAGGACAAAGGAGTAGACCCACGCATCATCGACCAGATGATAGCGCAGAACCCCGTAGTTCAGCAGGCACAGCAAGTCATTGAACAGAACAAAATGTCAATGGCTGAACAGCAGTTACAGAATGACATAGCAAGTATTTCCAAGTATGACCCGAACATCAAGGGCATTGACGATTTGGCTGCTATGCCGAATTTCCCGGAGATCGTTGATCGTGTTAGCAAAGGTCAGACGTTACTGGATGCCTATAAGTCAGCAAACTTTGACGCTTTTATGCAACACACCAACGAAGCTGCGAGACAGCAGGCTATCAATCAGATGCGTGGGAAACAGCATCTTCCTAGTCAGTCACAAGGCGTGGCTACTAACGAAGAGTACGTTGAAGTTCCTGCAGACATCATGAGCCGTTGGAAGTCCGAGGGAAAGACAGAGAAACAGATTCGTGAACTCTACAAGAGTGTCACAAGTAAACTTCACATTTCATAAGGGGGAAAAGAAGTATGGCATTTGAATTTTTAAGAGCAGAAAACGATGCTGCTCCGATCGAGAAAGAACTCGTTGCCACGAACGGCACAACCTACAACCATGGTTGCCTGCTTGCTTTCGGTAGCGCAGGCACAGCAGTTACGACCGCTACGAATGCAGAGTTTGTCTACACGGGCAAAGATACTGTTGCAAAGACTGGCGAGAAGTTAGCAGCTATCCCGGTTCTGCCGGAGTATGAGTTTGAAACCGTATTTGCTACCACGGCTACGGCTGTTAAGGCAGGCATGAAGGTTACAGTTGATGGCGAAAAGGCTACGGCTACTACGGCATCTGGTATCTTCCAGTTGCTGCAGGACGGTGGCGCAAGCGGTTCTAAAGCAGTAGGCAGATTTGCATAAGAGAGGGGGATAAAAGACTATGGCAGTTATTTTTAGCAAACACGGTGGTCAGAATGACGAAGCGTGGAAAGTAATTGATACCGAGTTGTCCATGGTTATCCAGGACACAGATACAGAGAAGAATAAGGATGATGAACTTGTTAAGTCCTTCCTGAACGTTAAGACTTCCAAGAAGTTTGGCGAGAAGCAGGGCAGCATGACCGAGTTCGGTAACTTCGGAGAGGTTACAGAAGGAGATAACGGTCTGGCTGATGACTACAGCATGGGATTCTCCAAACTGATCGAGCATCATCAGTTCATCAAGACCTTCATGTGTACTCGCGAGGCACGCGATGACGGCAACATCGATCTGATGAAGCAGACGGCTGCAAACTTCGTAAGAGCCTACAAGAGGTCTCGCGCACAGTTCGCATCCAATGCTCTTACCGCAGAAGGTACAACCTTTGAATACGAAGGTAAGACATACGACAAGACTACTGGAGACGGCAAGGCTCTGTTCGCGCAGGATCATCCCGGCAAGAAGACGGGCGTGGCTGTTCAGTCCAACGTCTTTGTTACACCGTTCGGTAATGATGCTACAGTTCTTTACAAACTGGCTAACATCGGACGTAACTTCAAGAACCAGTCTGGTAACGTAATGGGTTACACCTTCGATACGATCATCATTCCGGGCAATGCTCCGAGACTGGAAGACCTCATCAAGAGAATCATCCATTCCGAAGGTGTTGTAGGTTCTGACTACAATGACATCAACACACAGAAGGGTATCTGGAAACTTGTTGTTGACCACAGATGGGAAGCAGCTACGGGTACAGAGCCTTACATCATCATGAGTTCCGAAGCACAGAGAGAACTGAACGCAGGCGTATTCTTCGACCGTGTTCCGTTAGATGTTTCTAACGAAGTTCTGAACAAGTCCAGAAACCTTGAGTGGTCTGGCTATGCTCGTTGGAGTGCTGGGTTTAATTCTTGGGCTGCTTATATTCTCGGAGGAGCACAGAACGGTTCTAGTCTGTAAGAAGGGGGTAGCGTATGGCAACACCTAGAAAAATTGGAGACGTATTCGAAGAGAACGGATACAAGTTCAAGGTAGTAGGTATTGTCGGCTCATATTACAGTTGTGAAAGGGTGTGGGATTCCACACCCTCTCCGGCTGTTTTGCCGAAAGAAAAACTTGTGGTCGAAGAGAAGAAAGAAACTCCTGACTACGAATCAATGCAGTACGCACAGTTAAAGAAACTTTGTGCGGAAAAAGGTCTTGATGCAAAAGGCACGAAAGCAGATTTAATCGCAAGATTAGAGGGTTAATAAATGGCTACATGGTACGATCTGAAACTAGCAGTTTTACAGAAAATGTTTGCAGCAGATGATGTAATCATCGCGGATGAGTCCACGTTAGGATACATAGCTGCAATGCCACAATGCGCGAATGAAGGTTTGGCAATGCTTGCTACGGCAGGAAAGTTTGTCACAAAGTCCGTGAAAATCGCACAGAAAGAGATTAACAACCTAGTTGCAGAATCCGTGTACGACCAGATCATTCAGTTCACAGACACGTTTACATGGACAGTAGACGAAGGGCAGTCTTATTACTTTGAATGCTCCGGCGTGGGAACGTGCGAGATTTATGTTGATGACGTATTAGCGGATACTATCGACATAGACAATCTCAATTCCTATGAAGTGTTCAAGGGTCTTATCGAAAATCCCGACAAGAAGAAAGTCAAATTGACGTTCACAACTTCATATCCGATGGGAGTCAAGAACTTCGCTGTGTATGCGGAGAATTTCCCGACAGCAGAAGATGTCGCTCCGTTTACGTCCAAGATTAAGTACGACATGACTGAACTTGCGGAAGACTTCTACATGATCGATCCGCAGGGTATTTACTATGAGGGGGCGTATCCTAAATATCTTCAGACAAGTGACTTCTTCCAAGAAGGAACTAAACTTCTCATTTTAGACCGTGATATGATAGGGAATTTCACGGTTTACTATAGAGCGTACCCGGTTCAGATAAGCGCGGATACAGACGATACATACGAACTTCCTATCGATCCTGAAGTGTACGCTTTGCTTCCATTATACATGGCATCGCAGCTATATAAGGATGACGATAATGGCATAGCCACTTCTTACCGCAACGAATATGAGGTAGGGTTTGAACGTCTTGTAAATTCCGCGAACCTTTCAGCATACGAACAATTCACTTCCGAGAGTGGGTGGGTGTAAATGGCAGTTTCTTTCAAGATTCCGAAGTCTCCGAAAAGAGACATCTTTGTAATAGACAATTTCATGGGTGTTGACCTCACGAACAGTGGGGCAAACATTGACGATGTACGATCCCCGAATGCTCCGAATATGGTTCGCTATGTGCCGGGTAAGGTCAGGAAAAGGACTGGATTTCAGAAAGAGATTATCTTTGGCAAGGATGTAAACGTCAATTATGCGGTAGGTACTTCGTCCACAGAGCAGGAAATCATCATAAAAGATGCTGACGTTGACACATGGATTTATGTGTACGAAGTCATCAAAAAGATCGAGAGCAAAGACGGAAACGCTTTTGACATCTATGTTGAATTTGACTACATGGCTACGGAAGACTTCAAGTACGCTGCAGGGTACGCTGTTTCTGTAACCGCAAGTGAAGAGTGGACACATCATAGCCATATCATTCATGTGGCTGCAACAGACTTTTGTGACAAGATTGGTTTCAAGTCTGAAGTTCCGCAGGATATTTACATTAAGAATCTGTCCGTAATGTGTGGAAAAGACTCGTCTTACTCATGGTCTCCTGCTCCGAAGTATTTTGTAGAGAGAGCAAATAACGATCCAGTGTACGGATTCCATGTAATGAAGACGGGTACGTTTGACGGCAACAGAGTCAAGAACGTAAACCGTGCATTAGGTACGTCCAGTTCTTTTACAACATACAACGTAGTAAGTGGAACACCCGTAGACTTGTATGATATGGGAGAAATTCCGTATCCGGGTCGCAGGGTTTACATAGAGTTCGACTACAAACTGTCGGGCGACAAGGTATGGTTTGGTATCGGTGGAGACGGTAGCGGTTCTGTCACAGAAGAAACGACAACCACAAAGCACTTTAGCACGTCTATCCTGACAGACACATACACAGAGACAAAGATAAAAGCGTATTCTGACGGTACTGCTACGATTGACATTAGCAATTTCTCCGCTCTATATGAGGTGGATAGGAATACATACGATTGGTCGGCAGCTCCCGAAGACAACGGTGGAACGTTCCCGATTGAAGATACATACTATCTTGGGTCAAAGAACTATGCGATTGCGGAGTCGTTTGATGACCAGAGCATTGCAGCAGGCGGTAGCGTTACAGTAACAGCGAACATAGCGGATGCGTCATCTAATGTAGAAGGATTCTCTCATATATCGTTTGACCTTCATACGTCTTCCTATAAGCCTTTGATTTCTTTAGTTGTTGAATTAGACAACGATCAGAGTCAATATCTCTGGAAAAAGACGTACACAGAGAATATGAATAGCAAGCATTATGACTTCTATATTTCCGCAGCGAATGCTAGTTATTACGCGAAGTGTATCAAGGTCACATTCACAACTGACGGTGGGGCAGGAGTATGGACGTATATTTCAAACATTACAATAAATCAGATTGCTCCAAAGACTAACTACGATGTTTCTTCTAAACAGTATATCTACCACGTTGGCAAGGATTTCTATTTAAGACCAAGTAACTCTGATGCGTTCACTGTTGTGTATCAGGATGCCAATAATCATTTAAGTAAGTCATGGCAGTTTAACAGAAAACTGTTCATCATGGATGGGAGAAACATTTATTCTTATTCAAGCGGAGACGAGACGGTTTCTCCGATTGATGAAGAGACCGGATATATCCCGACCATTACTATTGCTAAAAAGCCTGGTGGTGGCGGTGTTTCGTATGAGCCTTTGAATATGCTCCAACCGGGATTCATCGAGTTGTTCCAAGGCGAAGACCAACTGTCATTGTTTTATTTGTCTTTTGGCAATTTGGACAACACGCCCGTGAAAGCATGGGTAATGGATCAAAACGGAAATTGGGTTGAGAAGGTTGAAGGAACAGACTTTATCGTAAATAGGGGTATAGGATGTGTCATTTTTACCCCTGCGCCAGGTCCTTCTCCGATTACGGGCGAAGACAACGTAAAAATCCTTGCATATAGAACTGTTCCCGGATACAGAGAGAGAGTTACGAAATGCACAAACGGCACACTGTTTGGTGTAGGCGGTGCAGAAGATAGGCTGTTCCTGACGGGTAATCCCGATTATCCAAACTGGGATTTCTATTCAGAGCAGTACGATCCGACATATTTCCCTGACACTGGATATTCTGCATTAGGTTCAGAGCAGAGTGCGATTGTAGGATATGCGATTGTAAACAACTATCTTGCAGCGTTCAAGGACGGATTTGACACAGCACAGTCCGTATTTATCCGTGAAGGGGATTTGATAAAGAATGAGGACACGGGAGTTTCCGAGCCTGCATTCAAACTGATTAACACCCTGCAGGGAGACGGTGTAATTGCTCCGTATGCGTTTGGCTATCTGACAACAGAGCCGTTATTCCTTACAAGGTCTGGTATCTATGCTATCACAGCGCAGGACATCACGGGCGAGAAATACTCACAGAATAGATCGTTCTATCTGAACGGTATGCTGACCAAGGAAAACAACCTTGAAGATGCAGTAGCAACGACATTCAATGATATGTATATCCTTGCTGTCAACGGAAAGTTATACATCCTTGACGGCTTGCAGGCTACAAGAACTGACCGTTCAGAGCCGTATTCCACAAGGCAGTACGTTGGTTTTTATTGTACCGATGTTCCGGCTATTTGCTTGTGGGAAGATGACGATAGATTATGGTTTGGTACAACAGACGGTAAGGTGTGCGTTTTCGCTACGGATATTGAAGCTCTGGATTCCTACAACGATGACGGCAAACCGATTTACTGTTGTTGGGAAACGCCTGACCTTGACGGAAAACTGTTCTACAAAAATAAGACTTTCAGATATTTTGCTATTAGGATGATGAAAGCATTAAGGACTTCCGTGAAACTTTATTCGCAGAAGTTAGGTGCATGGTCATTCATTAAAGAGGACACTTCAAGCGGTGTTGTTTTCGACTTTGAGAACATTGACTTTGAACTGTTCTCTTTTTCTACGGACACTTCCGAGAAGGTTGTTCATACAAAAGTCCGTGTCAAGAAGGTCGATAAAGCACGATTCCGTGTGGAGAACGATAAACTGAATGAGCCTTTTGGCTTGTTCGATCTTGCTCTGGAATACATCGAGAGCGGAAATTACAAGAGGTAGAGAGTATGGGATTTACTAAAATCACAAACACAGAACTGAACTCCAGGGGTGCAACGACACTTCCAAATCAGCCTACGATTTCTGCTACGGCATTAAAGCAGGAGTTTGATGCTCCTGCTAAAAACGTAGTAGCACCGAAGGTAAACAACTTGATTGACGAACTGGAAGCATCGACATCCGCAACGTCATTAGGTGCAACTGCTCCTACGGGATTTACCGGGAGTACGGTGCAGGCTGTTTTGAACTCCATCGGTGCTACAGCATCTTCGGCATCTTCGCAGGCGCATAGCCACTCAAACAAAACTGTCATTGACAAGTTTAGTGAAGATTCCGAAGGAAACCCGTTATATGACGGAAACCCTATTGTAAGCGGTGGTGGAGAATGGGGAACTATCACGGGCGACCTTGCCGATCAGACGGATTTAGCAAACGCATTGTCAGCGAAAGCAGATTCTTCCTCGTTAGCAGGCGTAGCGACAAGCGGTCTGTATTCAGACTTAACTGGAACACCGTCATTAGCGACAGTTGCAACAAGCGGTTCATATAGTGACTTAACGAATAAGCCTACCATTCCTGCTGTTGACCAGACATATAATTCCGCATCCACAAACGCACAGAGCGGTACGGCAGTAGCAGGAGCAGTAGCAACGAAGTCCACGGTGGCATGGTCGCAGACCGTTACAACTGGGCAGAAGATTGCAACGGTAACGATTGACGGCACACCGACAGACGTATATGCACCTACTGGCGGTGGCGGTGGTGGCGGTGGAGCAGTAGACTCCGTAAACGGTCAGACGGGTACAGTTGTACTTGACTTAAAAGACATTAACGATGTCACAGTTGCATCTTTAGCAGATCAGGACACGCTCGTTTATAATGGCACAACCCACACCTGGGGAAATGAACCGCTTGCAGACGTAGCCTTAACTGGATCGTATAGCAACCTGACAAACACACCGTCACTTGCAACGGTGGCAACAACTGGACTGTATAGTGATTTGTCCGGCACTCCTACCATTCCTGCTGCACAAATTCAGAGTGACTGGAATCAGGCTGATAATACGAAACTTGACTACATCAAGAATAAACCCTCAATCCCTGCAGCTCAAATCCAGAGTGATTGGAATCAGGCAGACACGACAGCGAAGGACTACATCAAGAACAAGCCTACGATCCCGACAGTAGACCAAACATTCAACGGTGCAAGCACGAACGCACAGAGCGGTGTTGCGATTTCGGGATATACGAACACGTTTACCTACCGCAGAACCAAGACGGGAACGGGAGCAACGGGGGTAGGAACGTGGGATGACAATACACCGCCTACTGAAACAGATTGGTGGTCGGATTCAGCGTTTATTATTCCGAGTGGAGTTGACGAAGATTCCGTAGAGATAAAGATACTTTTTGAGCCGTTATCGGATGGAACGCCTATTGTATTAGGTGGCTATATATGGGATACGACAACGGGCAAGATTTGTATAAAGTTCGCCAATGACATTACCGATTACATGGCATCAGCCAAAGTCGCGGTAGACATCACATACACAAGAAATGAGGTGGTCTAATGAGCATAATTAAAGTAGACTACGGGAATGTTAGTGGTGGCGGTGGAATCAGCGAATATTATGTCGCGTTCAGTTCGGCATCCGCGTCAAGTTACACGGGATACAAAACCGTTACCATAGACGGCGAAACGTCAACAGTAAGCACAGAAACGAGGGTTTCAAGTGGTTCGCAGACGTTATTGGACACGGACGTTGTGACAGTATCAGCAACTTCTTCTACGTTTACCATTACGGCTAAAGTGGATATAAACGTAGTCGTATGCGGTAGCAATTCCGCGACCGTAACAAAGGTAGACGCAGGTAATTCCACAACGGCTAATTATGAAACATACGTTACCATAACGGCACGATAAACTGAAAGGAGATTCCATGTACGTCAAAATAAACGGACAAAGCAAGAAATATGAAGTCGGACTGATGCCGTGTACGACACAACACGGAAAGAGTGCGATAAAGGTCATAGGGGATTTCCCCGAAACGACACAAGGCTTTAAGTATTACAACGATGAAGATGAGATGGTAGCAGATTATTCTGACTACACATACATCTATAAGCCGAACGTTTTTGCTAATGAGGAAGATGAGTATGTCGCGCCTAGTGGTGGAAACGCACCGATTCAGCCTACTGCGTTTGACAGATTAAACGCAAAGGTAAGTCAGTTGTCTAGGAATGTGGCACAGATTACACCGTTTAAGGATAGCAAAACGGCATACTACGGAGAGAAGGAAAAGCGGTTCTATGGAGTTCCTAGCGGTGTTGTGACGGTCTATTTCGATCGATATGACGGAGAATACACGGTCAGCAGAATCGAGGACGTTCTGACGGTCGGATTCCCTGCTTTAGAAACAGAAACAAACGTAACTATCATGGTTCAGTAAGAGAGGAGAGAGGATATGAAATACGCAGTTATTCAGTTTATCAACGGAGCATTTGCAGTTAAGTACGAAGGGGAAAATCTTGATTCCCTTAAATACAACTACCATAATTGGCTTTCCCTTCTGTGGAATGACGAAGGTGCGGTCAAGGGTATCGTGCAGTTGGTAGATGAGAACATGGACGTTGTTGACGGTCTGACCGAGAGAATCAACAAACCTGCAAAGAACGCATAAGGGGGTATCCTATGTTCACAGAAATGATGCCTATGGGCGGTAGCGGTGGCGGTGGTGGTACTTTAACTACTGATACACCCACAACTACAATTAGTCCTATGCGCGGAGATGGAGAATATAGTTCACGTCTTGGCGGTGTTTCTACTTCTACGCTGACTAATTCTTTAGCAATACAAATACTTGTATTTTGTCTTAAGTACGAGCAAGGCAAGGACGGTTTCAACGCACCAAGCAAGTTGAAAATTGAATTGCAGTACGACGGAGAATCGTCCTATACGGAGTACGGAATTGTTGATACAGACGGTACAACAACCGCGCCACAAGTAGTCATTTTGACGGGTATCACGTCAAAGGTTTCTGCTTTCAAAACAACGGTAATGGAAACGGAAGGAACGACAAGTTATAACGTCTGTTCTTCTCCGTGGAAAATTACTTGTATAGGTTATTAAAGGAGAAAACACAATGCTAATAAAAATGAATTGCGCTAACGGTGGGGGCGGTGGTTCTGTCGGCATGGAGTACCGCCAAAAGCAAAAAACGGGTGGTGGCTCAAGCAATATATCCGTTACAGATTTAACGCATAAGCCGAGAGCGGTCATGCTTATATACTCAACACAGTATTATTATTGGACAGAAGAAAGTCCTAGCATAATGGAATACTACAATAATGGTACGCATGATTCCACTTATGACGTTACGGGAACATTTACTGTGACGGACACATCATTTGTGACACCAAATTTTGAGTTATCGGGGTCTACGGTGCAGATGGTTGTTGCTACGGCTTACTGAAACGTGATATAATAACATATATATAGGCGGTGGCGGAATAGGTAAACGTATGACAGCCGTCAACGCGGTGAAAGTCCGAATTAACGTGATTCTATCTTGACCAACAAGAGAAAATCACGGCAAGGAGAGTGTCTGTGTCTGGTAAACACATGAATGGTGCAAATCCATTCCCGTCTATATATACTAACCATCATACAAAAGTATGGTGGTTTTTTATTGCAAATAATCGGGGGTAAATCATGGCACTTATCATTATACTCTGCGCTTGCGAGTTAGTCTTGTTTGCGCTGAATTGGTACGAATTTGTTGAGAGGAGAGGGAAAGATGAATAATATCGATTGGAAAAGAAAATTATGTTCGCGTAAACTGTGGCTATCTGTGGCATCCTTTATCAGTATGCTCATGGTAGCACTTAACTACACAGAAAATCAGGCTGCTCAAGTGGCTGCGTTAATCATGGCAGGGGCAAGCATTGTAGGCTATGTTTTGGGCGAAGGTCTTGCAGATAGCGGAGATCATCAGACTACGGAGTTTTATCTGACAGACGAGGACGAAGAATGAACATAGAACAGTTCTTTGCTGAATTTAAGCCGTTAGCAATAGCGGATATGAAGTCCAGTAAAATCCTTGCGTCTCTAACCGGGGCGCAGGGATTTATTGAATCCAGACACGGAGACTCGGACTTAACGAAAAAAGCGAATAACCTATTTGGTATGAAAGGGCGGTACAACGGACAGTCCATTAAGATGTGGACTACCGAATACTACAATGGCGTAGCGCAAAAGGTAATGGCTGACTTTCGGATGTATCCCGATTGGCAGGCATCCGTCAACGATCACTCGTCATTGTTTAACCGATTAGACCGATACAAGAATCTACGGGGTCTGACCGATTACCGATTAGCCTGCAAGTATGTGGCGCAGGACGGATATGCTACAAGTCCTTCCTACGAACAGACACTTCTATCCTGCATTATCAAATACCAATTGTATCGGTGGGATGAAGAAGTGCTAGGCGAGTCGCCCGGAGAAACGTATGTGAAAAATCTTCCCGTTCTTAAAAAGGGTAGTCGTGGAGATTACGTTCTGGCTTGGCAGAAAATGTTGAATCTCAACGGCTATTTTTGTGGAGCAGAGGACGGGATTTTCGGTATAAATACAGAACGAGCAGTAAAAGAATGGCAAACATCCCACGGTCTTGATCCTGATGGAGTCATTGGAAAGCAAACGTGGGCAAGTATAGGACTATAAGGGGGAAAAAAGAATGGCACAGGTTAAAGGTTCTGACGCATTAGGCGAAGCAAGAAGAAAAACAACATCAGAAATCGCATCGCAGATGAAAGTTCTTCCTAGTCAGGGTGGGAATCTTACAAGCAGGGCGTTCCCTGCATCTTATACACCGACTAGCGGAGTGAGCGGAGCAAGAACTGCATCTACAAAGAGTTCGGGTGGCACATCAAGAGCAGGCGGTTCTGCATCCGGGTATTCCACAGCAGATGCGTACAATGCTCTGTTAGCAGCTTACAGACAGAACGATTATTCTGATTACCTTAATCAGATGAAAGCAGCAGCGCAGGCTGCGTATGATCGTGGAATGGGCGCATTAAACGATGCGTATGGCGAACAGATGAATAGCCTGAACAGCAATCTTGAATCCGCACGGAATCAGTTGCTTAACAACTACAACTATTCCAGAAACAACATTGCTAACGATGCAGCAGATTCCTTACGTCAGGCATACATTAACAGAATGAACTCGCAGAGAAACCTTGGTCAGCAGATGTCAGCGCAGGGATTAAGCGGTGGTGCAACTGAAACCACGTTAGCCGGAATGCTGAATAACTACGGAAATGCCCGTAACAACATCAACACTACGGCAAACCGTTCGTATGCAGACCTTGAAAATAACTACAACAATAACCTGGCATCCGCACAGCAGGCTTACAACAGCGCAGTTGCTAATGCTAACTTGCAGAAAGCACAGCAGGCTATTGCTCTTGAGAACGCTCTGGCTAATAACCAGATTTCCGCACTCGGAGATTATCAGTCCTTGATGCAGAGAGAGAATCAGAATTACCTTGACCTTCTTAAAACTGCTATTGCAAACGGTGCGAACTTTGCATATACCCCTACAAGCGCAAATAACGCTGTTCAGGGCGTTGCAGTTCAGCAGGGTACAATGCCTACGGCTAATTCCAATTACGCAGCTCTGCAGGCTCTGATGAACGCACAGCAGACACCGGGCGGTGGCGCAGCTATTTCGCTGAATAGTCCAGTTACTACAAACAACGATCTCGCACAGATGTTAGCACAGATTTACGCACAGAGAGGAGCATAAGTATGGCAAGCGAAAAGTCAAGAACATTTAGAGACAAGAATGGCGACCGACTTGGATTCGTGCAGAAAAGGACAGACGAAAACGGACGTTCCACTTATGGAGTCGGAATCGACAGAACTGGCAGTCCGTATAGGGGTGTTGCGGATCGGGAAATAAACACACCACTCGGTTCTCTTGGATACGGCTATGACGGAGATACAAGTTATCTGTCATACCAAGCACCATACGTTCAGAATTACCCTGGCACGTCTGCACTCTACTCTGGTGGGCAGAGAATGGGGTTTGTTGATAACAACAACGGTCGCATTGGCATCGGCATTGATAATGTCGGTAATCCGTATCGCGGTGTTTACGATGGTAGTTTCAACACCCCGTTAGGCACGGTCGATTATGGGTATGACGGAGATACAGTAGGAGCAGGATTAACACCAAACTACTACATTCAAGCATTAGCAAATCTTCTCAATAGATAGGAGAAAACATGGCTCGCAGAAGAAAGAATCAGGACGAAGTACAAGTACAAGAGAATAAAGTTCCTTCTTTATCATATTCCACACCATCGCAGGCATATTCACAAGATGCACTTAACGCACTTGTGTCCGGCAATTATCAGGACTTCCGTAAGAGTGGTGTTGCAGCTCGTCAGAATGAGCAGGCAAAGCAGGGATTTCTTAATAAGAAGGAATGGCGTGCTAATACTGATATTCCGAGCCTAGAAAACGCAAGACAGTATCAGCAGAATCTTGATGACCGTCAGAAGTCCTATGAGTATGACGAGCAGGCTAGGAAGAATAACACTCTTGAGAAAAGGGATTCTTGGTGGAACTGGAAACAGAGTGACCAGGATTATCTTCAGAGAATCTATGACAACTTTGGCGAAGAAGGCGCAAGACGTGCCTTACAGCAGAGTAGCCGTACAAAGGATTGGGAACAGAAGTATGGCAAGTCCTATGACCAAATCCTTAACGATTTCCTTGCCGATCAGAAAAATATCACAATGCAGATGGGCGAGAGCCACCCGTTCCTTACGGAAGTAGGAACTGCTCTCAATTCCATCCCCGTTTCTTTGGTTGCAGTTCCGAGCCTGATTACAAATCTTGTCGACCCTGAAAACGATACTTCTAAAAAGTATGAGCAGATGAGAGCCAAAAACTCCGAGAATCAGAGACTTCTTCGTGAAGGTGTCAAGAAAAACACGGGAGATTTCGGAGACAAGGCTATTGATATGCTTAACTCTATTGGAGACCGCATGGCTAACACTATTGCCGGAGACGCAGTGGTAAAAGGTGGCGGTGCTGTAATGGCAGGATTATCTGAAGCAAACAAGCAGATGGATGATCTCGCATTGCGCCCTGATATGGATGGCAGGAAGAAAGCATTATCTGCATTGGGTCATGGTGCTATTGAGGGCGCAGGCACGGCTCTTGTCGGTGGATGGCTTGATAAGATACCTGGCGCACAGAATCTCAAAGGTCTTGCAGCGAATCTTGGTAAAGGTGCTGTCGAAGGTGCTGCTGAAAATGTGGCATCCGAAGTAGGGCATAACTGGCTTGATGACCTTATTTATGGGGATAATAGTCAGGCTAATCTTAATAAGCAACTCTACATGGCTCAAGGTATGTCCGAGGAAGAAGCTGATAAAAAGGTAAATCAGGATCGTATCTGGCAGTATGTTTCTTCAGGACTTATGGGCGCAGGCTTTGGCGCAGGAATGCGTGGTGCTAAAGAGATTGGCAACGTATTAGGTGGCAATAGAGTTCCTGCATTAGATGCAGATGTGGATAACGCAGTAGAGCAGGCTGCTAGAAATGCAGACGAAGTTCCTACAGTTAAGACAAATAACGTAGAAGTACCGCCTACAGCAGCCGAGATTCGTGCAGAACTTGACGGCGCAAATCGTGTTGGCATCGAACAGAAACCTGATGAACCTATTATTCTTCCGGGAACGCAGGGCGTTATTGAACTTGAAGACACTCGGAATCCGAATAGGGCAATCGTTCCTACTGATGAAACAAACGGTCGTATAGAGAATACTCCTATTGACAACAATCCCCCTGCTGATGTACCGCCTGAACCGCCTACGAAAGTTCCGTTCGTTGAAGAACCTAATGGCAGTGGAAAAAAGACGAAGACTTCTGAAACCTACACGAATACTGGAAAACGTGGTAAAGGTTGGACTGAAGAAGAATATAAGACCAAGACAAACGCATCGCAGTTCCAGTACGAAACAAAGAGCGAAGAAGAGAGCATAAACGAAGCTGCAGGAATGCTGTCGAAAGAAGGTTTTGATAACTTCAAGAACCGTGTAATGGATAAGGAACGTTTGACCGGAGCAGAGATTGATGGTCTCATGATGGAATGGCGCATCCTGGCAAAGCAGGCTAGAGATATTGAAGCATCCGGGCAGGACGCATCAGCAGCTTGGGCTGAATCCATTAGAGTATTCAGAAAGATTCAGGAGCAGTCCACAAGCAATGCGCAGGCTTTGCAGGCTCTTGCTAAATGGAGCAGGAATACACCCGAAGGTATGCTGTCAAGAGCAGAAAGTATCCTTAACGGCAAGACGAAGGTGGAAAAATCTGCAGCTCAAAAGGCTCTTGACAAGTTCGCAAAATCGCAGAAGAACGGATTTAAGTTCTCTGACGAGTTTGTAAAAGACTTCCTAAAGAGAGCAAAGGAACTTGAGAACCTTGATCCTAACTCAAGAGAGTATCAGGAAGGGTTGGCAAATCTTGGCAGAATGGTCAACTCGCAACTTCCTTCAACTATTGGGGAAAAAGCAAAGACCATTCTCATGGACAATATGCTTGGTAACTTCCGTACTCTTATCGCAAGAAACGCAGGCGGTAACGTTGGTCTGAACGCAATGGAGCAGTTAGCGCAGAGACCGCTTGCAGCTCTTCTCGATAAGGCTGTTGCTAAAAAGACTGGAAAGAGAACGCAAGCAGGACTTTCAAGAGAAGGTCTTGCGGAGTACATCAACGGATTTGCAAAAGGCTTAAAGGACGAAAAAGCAGACTTTAAGACCAAACTGCATACGGCTAGATCAGGCGAAGCAAGCATTGACGAAGCAATAAGAAGTAACCGCCATGTATTCAAAGAGGGCGGTGTCATGGATAAACTCGACAACCTTGTAAAGACGGGATTGTCGATAGGCGACCGTCCGTTCTACGAAGCGGTATATAATCAGACACTCGGAGACTATGCTCGATTAAGAGCAAGCGGTCAGATGGGCGAACTGGTACAGAGTTTAAGTGACGCAGATTTTGACGAGTACGCAAAAACAGCAGCTAAAATGAATGCTTTGGCAGCCGTATATCAGCAGGATTCCAAGTTGTCTAATGCCCTGCTGAACTTCAAAGAGTCTGTCGGTAAACTGTCCGAGGGTATTGTCGGAACTGATATTCTTTCGCAGTTCTCCATGCCGTTTGTAAAGACTCCTGCTAACGTAGTAGAGAGAGCAATCGATTATTCTCCGCTTGGATTCGTGAGAAATGCTTTCAGAACCGGGAAAGAACGAGCTGCAGGCGCATTTGACCAAAACAGATTTGTCAACGAGACATCAAGAAACATTATCGGTACGGGTCTCATGGCAGGCGGTGTTGGTCTCGGAGCTGCAGGGGGCATGAGTGGTGCATACTCTGACGATGTAGACGAGAAGAAAGCGCAGAAAGAAAGCGGTATGCAGGAATATGCGCTTAATCTTCCGGGCGGTAAGCAGATGGATATTGGTTGGATTCCCGTATTAGGAAGTAACCTTGTCGCTGCAGATGCTGCATACGAAGCATATAAGAACGGAGATGGCGACATTCTGTCGAACATGGCTCGCGGTGTGGAAGCAGGCGGTCAGGCGTTATTCGATCAGTCAATGTTCCAAGGATTACAGAGATTGTTTGGTAGCGGAGAAGCCTATGATACTGACACGGGCATTGTCGGAAACATGGCAAACGTGGTCAAGTCAGGCTTTGGTCAGGCTATTCCGTCTCTTGCTAGACAGATCGCACAAGTCAGTGACCCTTATAAGAGAGACCTTGCGTACAGCAACGAGGGCAAATCCGCAGGATTCATGGATAACTATGACCTGAACAGCCTTGCAAACAACATTCCTATATTAAGGGAAATGGTATTAGCACCGCAAGTCAATACATCTGGAGACCTTGAGAAAGAGAACCAGGGCAGAAATGTAATCAGCAAGATATTTGAGGACATGATTCTTCCCGGAAAGATTACGCAAGTTGAGTATAGCGCATTGAATAGTGAAGCGCAGAGACTTAAAGATGCTACAACATCAGCAGACGGATATATGCCGAAAGCAAGTCGTAAGTACGTTGATACTGATAGCCATACTCTTACTAATAATGAATGGGCAGACTATCAGAAACAGTATTATGGCGACATGACAACGGCAGGAAACAAGATCATTAACTCTGATGCTTATAAGAATGCCGATGACGAAACCAAAGTTCAGATGCTCAAGAATACATATAACGCTATCCGCAATGCCCTGCAGTCCAAGTACAATGGCAAGGAACAGAGCGGAGCAGCCAAGAAGTATCTTGAAGCAGGCGGTGGCGAGAAGGGCGTTAATGCTGTTGTAGATTATTACGAAACCAAAGCAAAAGCGGATGCGCTTGGTATGCAAGTTTCTACCTATGAGAAAAAGGAAGCTGAATACGATGGTGGTGCAACTGCGTATGCACAAAATAAGCAGACCGCAGAGAGCCTTGGAATTGAAACGTCTACATACGATAAGGTGCTTGAGAAAGCCGGACAGCATTCCGCAGAAGCAGAGCAGGCTCTTCCAGTTCTTGCAGGCATGGGTCTCCCGACCAACGCGATGTACACATACGCAAATGCACTTCAGGACTATGAAGACATAGACCCGAACGAGTTTGCTCAAACGTATAGTGAAATGAACACGGACGGCTCAAACGGACTCAAGGAAAAGGAAATCCTTGATTACATTAACAGTTTTGAGTATGACGATCCGAGCGAAGCTGAAGACCTTTGGTATATGTTCAGCGACTTCACTAACAAAAAGGGAGAACGCAAAAAAATAAAGAACGTAGACGGAGTATGGAAGTCTTACTATTAAGGGGGAGTCATGGACGAGTTTGTAACAAAAGCAGTACATGAGGAGTTTGCAAAGAGAATAGATGAGGAGAATGACAGACAGAATCATCGCATTTCGATCCTGGAAACGGGGCAGGCACAGATAAATGAGTTAGTTTCATCCGTGAAAGTCCTAGCGGTCAACATGGACACGATGTCAAAAGAGTTAGCAAAGCAGGGAGATAGGCTCGCAGAGATCGAGGGGAAGCCTGCGAAACGGTGGGAGACAGTAGTAGCCTGCATACTTACTGGTATCGTAGGCTTCCTGCTGAACATGGCTCTGGCAGGGGTGTTCAAGTAGTGTTCGGTCTGTGAAACCCGTATCATAACTGTAACTTCCTATTTGATGTACCTAGTGATATAGTCAGCGTGGGGGAGAAGGGTACATTGAATAGGGGGTGCGGTCATGGTTATATCAGATTTTACAAACGTGGAATTGGACGTTCTGCGAGAACAATGCAATTTTGTAAACACAGAGAAGGATGTGTTTGAGTTACGAAGTCAGGGTCTTCCCCTGGAACTGATAGCCGAAATGCTGAATATGTCCGTAGGTGGCATAAAGAAGATCAGCAAAAAGGTCAACACCAAAATAGGGAAGGTACTTTGAGTAGACTTATATGACGCTTGTTGTGCGCTTTTAGTGCATGGCGAGCGTCTTTTTTTGTGCGTAAAATTAAGACATGGACATGGGGAAACTGTACGACAAGTTAATGGAATCAGAGGATATTCAAGATATTCCGTTTAGGTATATCTTCCGGGTCGCAGTTTGCCTATTCAAGATAATCAATTCCGGCGAATGCTACTACGACAATGAGTGAGGTGGAGTATGAATCAATTTACATTGGGAAATCAGATGGGGCAGATGCCTAAAGTAACTCCTGAACAAGTGAATATGGTTAAGAGCCTTTTGTCACAGAAGGGGATGAGCGCAGAAACATGGGTACGGCAGTTATGCGCACAGAGAGGAATCAACGTGGATGAGTTCATGCAACAGTTTAAGGACGTGACCCTTCCGTGATGCGCACACGGTTTGGCATAAAAAATCTATGAAAGGAGAACAACTATGGGTGAATCAGCATTTGGCGAAGGCAGTTGGATTTTTGGTCTGATCGTGTTACTTGGCATTTTCGGTGGTGGTTTCGGTGGCTTTGGTGGCGGTAACGCTGCTATGGCAGGACTTGCTACAACCGCAGAGGTACAGAACAGCATCAATGCTGCAATGGCACAGCAGAACGCACAGAATGTCCTGCTCTCGTCTGCAAACAACAACTATGAGACCGCACAACTGATCTCTGGTCAGAATATGGCAATGATGAATCAGCAGAACAGCAACCTTGTGAACGCAATTCAGGGATTTAACCAGATCAGTTCTAGCGTTCAGGGCGGGTTCTCAAACATCAGCGCACAGATCGCAGACCTGGGTTACAAACTTGAGAACTGTTGCTGTGGTATCAAGACCATGATGCTTGAAAACAGACTTCAGGACGCACAGACGGCTCTGCTGACAAGTCAGACAACAAACGCAATCAATGCACAGTCGCAGTATCTCTTGTCGCAGTTAGGAACGTACACTCCCGTATGAGGTAAGAAAAATGAAGATAATCAAGATTTTGAGCGAGAAGATCGGGGAAGAAATCTGCGATGCGAAAGCATACGCGAAGATGGCAATAGAGTACAAAGAAGAGTACCCCGATTTATCAAGAACCTTTTACAATTTATCCATGCAGGAAATGGATCACAAGACGATGCTACATAATGAAGCTACAGAGATCATTAAGCGGTATCGTGAAACAAACGGTGAACCGCCTGCGGAAATGATGGCAGTCTATGATTACCTTCATAAGGAACAGATTGAAAAGGCTCTGGAAGTCAAGACGCTACAGACAATGTATAAGGAATCATGATATAATAGGAAGGAAGAGGAACGAATATTTATCCCGTTTCTCTTCTTTCCGGGTATCACGGTTGTCACAAATTGTCATGAGTAATTTACAAACACAGTAATAATGAGGGGTTTGGTGGACGAATGGTTTTTTCAAGTCCCACCATCCGCACTATAAGAAAACCCTTGAAAGTACCGTATTTACTGGCTTTCAAGGGTTTTTACTTTTACCGTTCATGACAATTTTCTATAACGTATTTATGCGGTTTATAAGCACTATTTATACCCCGACTTGTCATGAGTTGTCATGAATTGTCATGAAAAAGTACGGAATTTAGACGTTTCTCAAGTTCCTCTTTTTTCTCCAAAACGGCATGACGATACGTCCGTTTCATGACAAAATCTGTTTTCCATCCACCAAAGTATAAAATAGTCTCGACATCTACGTTGTTTGCAGACAGTTGAGAGCAGAAATAATGGCGCATTTTGTGGACGCTGAATCTTGGAATGCCTAATTTGTCGCAGGCTGTTGCTAGGAAATTCGTAATCTCGTTAGGATGATGTTTGAAAACATACCCCTGCTCGTTGATCTTGTCGATTACTTCCTGCGCAACCGGGATTTTCCTAACGCTGCTTGCCGTCTTTGGCATATCCTTTTTGATCCATTCATTGTTTTCATTGCGTACAAGCGCACAGTCTATTGTAATTACGTTGCCGTCTATCTTGTCTGGAGTTAAAGCGCAAATCTCTGAACGTCTCATTCCGTAACACGCTAACATAATAGGCACAAAAAAATCTCCGTGGCTTTTGACCTTGGAGTATTCAATGATTTTCTTAACGTCTTCGACAGTAGGGATATAAGGCTCATATTCACGTTTTTGTGGCAAGGTGGTATGTAATACCAAGTTCGGCAGATAAGTCCTTAAAACAGCCGATATGAAGCCGTGGTAGTTATATACGGTCTTGGCAGAATGGTCGGATGCCAGACGGTTTATTTCTCGTTGAACATCTACTTGCGTTATCTGTTCCACTTTTGTAACAGCAAATTCATCCGATATTCCCTTGACGATCATGTTGTAACTGCGGATCGTGCTAGGAGATAGGACGTTTTTTTTCATGCGGATGTACTCTGTAGCTGCAGCGTGAAACGTCAAATCACATACTGGCAAGTCCATATACTTCGCAAGTTCTGCAATGACTTCTGTTTCCGTAGGCTTATGGTCAAACGTGAGTTGAATTGACTTTTTATTTATTTGTTTTCGTACCCGGTAAGAGCCGGATGGTAGTTTCTCTATCTTCATTCTTCGATTCCGTATTCACGCAGGGCATTGTGATAGCCGTCATATTCCCCATCACGGTAGCCGTCACGATATCCCTCTTCATAAATGGCATCTTTCTGCTTGCGTTCATTCGCTGAACAACTGCTTATATAAAGTCCAAGCAGGACAACTGCAATTATGCAGGCTATTGTGGATAACTTGTTCTTCATAACTTGCCCTCACTCTTTGATGCTTTGCACTCCGAACATGATAGCAACCGTTCCAACATCCGATTATGCAGTTCGTCTTTCTGTTTCACGGAATCTAATAGGAAATCCATGCGATGGTCTTTCAGTTCTATTTGTTTCAGCAGGAAGTCTATCCGCTTGCTGTATGTCTCACGTTCTTTCTCAAACTTTTCATTGGATTCAATCTTTTGCTTGTTCAGTTTTGCTTGTAAATCAGAAATCTGTTTCTCTTGGTCTTCAATGATTTGCATTTTATATTTAAGAACGGTCTTGATACCGCTCAATGTAATATCATCTTCATCTTCAATGGTCTCCATATCAAGCAGAGCCTTTGCAATAGGACGGATAGTCTCTTCATACTTGAACGAGTTTTCTTCTGATCCCTCTGCGAAGACCCTGGATAGCGTAGCCTTTGACAGATAATCGTTATTCTTTTCCATGAGATTCATGATGTCTGTATAGGACAGACCCTTTTCCTCACGGACTTCCTTCAGTTTCAGGATTAAATCTTTTGTATTTGTCATATGTTTCTCCTATGTTACATAAATCGAACGGCTGTTTCATGTAAAGAACTTTATAACGGACTATACCTTTGCTACCATTGTTGTTGAAAGGAGCAACGGCATGGATAAACATGAATTTGTTAAGAAGTTTTTAGAATCAAGTGAAGAAATTAGGAATCTGATCGAGGAGTGTTTAGAAGAAGCTCGACCGCATTACGAATATCAGGAGACGCATTTGCGTACTGATTATACAGTTCAAGAGCCTTTCTCATGAGTTCGATGTTGGGTTCTTCACGTTCTCGTTTTTCTTCGGGTTCGTCTTGATTTTCCCAACCCATTAAATATGCCTGCGTTGTCTGCAGAGCAGGAGCGAGTTTTCTTATTTGTCTCATAGTAACATCGTTTCCTGCGTGTTCAATCCGGCTTATTGCCGTCTTGTCTGCAACGCCTGCTTTTTCTGCGAGTTCAGACTGTGTAAGGTTCAGTTCCTGACGGCGTTCTCTTATTCTTTCTCCAACTGTAATCATGGTTAATACCCCCTTTTATGGACATTTTAACAAAAATTGTGAAAAAAATCAATAAAGGTGTTGACAAAACCAAAAATTGTGGTATTCTGAAAAAGGGTTGTGCGAAAACACAACTACAAAATATTGTGGAAAGGAGATATGTAAACCATGGTAAAAACGCAATATGTTGATTCTGATGCCCTTACTTCTTATATTGAAAATAGTGGTATTAAGATCGGGTATCTGGTAGACAAACTCGGAATCTCAAGGCAGGCTTTTGATAAGAAAAGAAAGGGTAGCATTGCCTTTAGAGCAGCGGAAGTCTATGTTATTTGCGACATCCTGAACATCCCGGAGCAGGAACAGCCTAAAATTTTTTGCGTTGAAAGTTGTGATTAGGCACAACAGAGGAGTGAAAAATGCCAACAGTATATCTAACATTGGAAGACAAAATTGATCAACGGCTGTCTGCATACGTCTATGGGGAACTGAAGACGAGACGTATTCCGCAGGGAACATTGGCAAAAGAGATGGGGATAAGTCAGCCTGCATTATCGCAGAAGTTGCGGAAAAAGAAATTTTCTTTTGACGACTTTGTAAGAATTATCCACTTCTTTAAGCCGGATGAGAAGGAACTGAACAGATTGGTGGGCATGGACTGATGATTGATGAACTACACAGACGGATAAGGGGTGGTGCAATGCGAGAAGGAATCATCATATCGGTAATCCTGATAGTGGCATTGTTGCTATGGATGCCGAAGAAAGGGGGTTAATCATGATTCTCAATGAGGAGAATATCGCAGAACGACAGCGACAGTTAGACGTAATCAACATGATACCGAGTCCGAAGTTTGACAGCGATCCATTGAAGAACATTTCAGACCAAGACATGAAACGGTACGATGAGAAACATTTGCGAGACTTACACGATCAGGTCATGGCTTATGACGACCAGGAACTTGAATGCGTGGCAGAAGCGTTGGTCGAACGAGGATGGACTTACGCATATAACGCACTTGGAAACTATGTTGAAAAGTTAGTCAAACAGAAGGAAGCAACTAAAGTAATCAATCAAGCATGAGGGGGTAACCATGAGAGAGGAAAAATTAACTGGGGGTCAGAGAGCAGACATTATTCTGCACAACATTCAATGGGGTCTGGACGAGTGGCAGTCTTTCTGTAAGTCACTTAATGCAGGACTAATCATCGAGGACGGAGAAATCAAAGGATACGTTACAGAGCCAACGGAGTACAGAGTATGACGCATTACGGAAGGACAGAGAGTCCGTGTTTCAGATGCACGGAAAGAAGCGCAGAGTGTCACTCATCCTGCGAACAGTATTCAGACTACGTTGACATCCACGCCAAAGAACGTTCGGAGATTCACGAAAGAAAACACAAGGAAAACCTTGGATACGGTGCAGGATACCGATCCGAAAGAGAGTGGCACAACACATTTCACAAAGGCGAGAACAGAGTATTTAAGCAACGAATGAAATAAGGAGAGAACAATATGGAAGTAATCAGATGGTCGTTTCCGCATAAAGGGAACGCAGAAAAGTGCTACAGAGAGTGTGAGTCACTTGAAGAAGTAACACCTGAAAACGTACTTGAAAAAGCAAGGGATGACAGTACGGAACTTCACAAGTGCTTCGAATGGGATGACAGCGTTGCATCCGAGAAGTACAGACTCATTCAGGCAAGGGATGTAATCAGACACTTTGTTGTCGAGTACAAGACGAGTGACGAAAAGAGAGAGCCTATCCGCACTTATCAGATTAGTACAACAAAGAATACATACCTTCCGACAAGGGTTATCGTGCAACAGCCGGATGAATACGCTGCGCTGTTAGCCAGAGCGAAGGAAGAATTGCGGAACTTTGAACGCAGATATAACTCCATAGCGGAACTTGAAGAAGTATTTGAAGCTATTAATCGTTTGATAGCATAGCAAATTCCTTGGTAGGTGTGATGTTGGCTTTATGCCACGAACTATAAAACGAATCATGATAGGACGGTTCATAAAAAAACATAACAGCACAGAGCATCACAGAACATAAAGTCAGCATCATGCCTATCAAGGCATAACAAGACACCAAATAACAATAGAGAACTGAACAGCACAATACAAGACAAACGAAGGAGAAAATGCAATGAAGAAAAATGTAGAAGTTATTGAGTTTAAGCCAATCGAACCGAAGACAGTTGAGATTACGATTGCAGGAGACACAGACCTGATCCTCAACAAAATGAACGATGTAACCACAAGACAGTTGACTGATGCCCGGAAAGACAAGGCAAAAGACCTTACGAAACCGAACGAGTGGGAAGCGGTTATCACATCTATGCACTGGCTGAATGGAAAGCCGAGTGAGTTTTCAGAAGAAACGCTTAAAGAAAACCTTGATCCTAACGTGAACGCGCCCTGCATCACAGCGTTTGGTCTGAAAAAGAGTTTTGGAGAAGCGTTGACGAGAAACAAAATCAGCACTTATTCAACGGAGTTCAGAGCAACAGTAAATGTTTTGGGAGATAAAGACAATCTGATCCCGATTCAATTTACGGAGTACCACCTTGACGAGAAACTGATGAGTCCGAAGAAGGGCGCACCCGTTTTGGTTAAACTGAATCGGTTTAGCGGATGGACTGCAACATTTAAGATCAGTTTCCTTGAGAATGTTTATTCGCTTGAACAGATCGTGAATGTCATTTCTCTTGCCGGATTTGGGTTAGGCGTAGGAAGTGGCAGAAACAGCGACTATGGGCGTTATCACATCATTGATGTGCGCTAATATCAAACGCATGAAAGAACAGATAAGGAAATCCTAGGAAAATAAAGAACATTACAACAAAAAAATGAAAGGGGAAATAATGGCTAACGAGGTTGCAGTTAAATTTTCAGAACAACTAACAGACAAGTTGATAAGCGTTGAGAGCGCATTACCAAAGGACTTTAACAGAGAACGGTTCGTGCAGAACTGTTTGGCGGTATTAAATGAAAATCCGCAGTTGGCAAAAGTAAATCCTGCGCAGACTATTCAAGGTCTTCTCAAAGGCGCATACCTCGGATTGGACTTCATGAACCGTGAAGCGTATTTGATTCCTTACGGAAATACGGTTAATTTCCAGACCGATTATCGTGGCGAAACCAAATTCGCACGGAAGTATTCGATAAGACCAATCCTGGATATATACGCAAAGGTGGTCAGAGATGGTGATGAGTTCATTGAGGAAATCATAGACGGTCGCCCATCAATAACTTTCAGACCGCAGGCATTTAACAAGTCCGACATCATTGGTGCGTTTGCAATCGTACTTTTTAAGGATGGTGGAATGTTATATGAGGTCATGTCTGTCGATGACATCCAGTCCGTGAGACAGAACTACTCAAAGGCTAGTCAGTCAAAAGCATGGAAGTATTCATTTGATGAAATGTGCAAGAAGACCGTCCTGCGTAGACTATGCAAGCATATCTCCATTGACTTTGAAAGCGTTGAAGCACAGACAGCATGGACTGACAGCGCAGGAGTGGACTTCGGAACAGCGACAACACCAGTCAGCGACAAGGAAGAAGTCATTGATCCGTTTGAGGAAGTCTCTGGAAACAACGAAGTGGAGATTATCGAAGCTGAAATGGAGCAGATGGAGTTCCCGGAAGGGATGAAATAAACATCAGCCTTTGAGGGTATAGGATCGGCATTAAGCCGTGAGAACAGCATAGTTGCATACAATATAGCACAACTATGGAAAGGACATGATAAAACAAGCAACGAACAATGCAGTAAACCACATTAAAAAACAAAACAGAACAGAACACTTAATGTCGGTGCTATGCCCTCAAAGGCAATGAAAATACATAAAAGGAAAGAGCAATAAAAAACAGTAAACACTACATCAATACACCACACAACAACATAGGAGTTATTTATGAACGACGATTTTGTTTTGACAAATGATAACTACTACTCGC